GATGTCAGTCGGCTAGACATTTTATGAGGAAACATAAAAATGTTCGCATATGGTCTTCAATATTCATGCGTCATACTTTGATTCACGCTGGAACAATGAGCTCTTAGCCGCTGCAATAGACAATCGCACATATGTTAAGGAGTAATAAAAATGTGTTCGCGGAAAAATATTCTAGAATCGCGGCTACGTGCGGAGATTAACAAAATTTACATTTTACTTTAATATTTGCTGGAATCCTCTGCAATTATTTGGCAACCGTCACTTCGACTATATGTAACATGAGACGAATCATAAATAAAATTTTTACTCTCTAGTACTCTCACGTGAGTACTAGACGAAACTTGTCTAAGGCCATCAACGCAATGATTGTAGGGGATCGCCCTATTATTCTTGCCTCGTGTTACACTTTATCAGAATCTACAGATGAAGAGGTATTGTTCTCAAACAACAATTGCATACTGAAGTCCGTTGAGGCTATTCGTTCTGACGTTAGTCAGAAACGTGTAACTCGCACCAGTTTCACAGAAAACTAATTATTATATGTTGACATACAATTTTTGCCGATGAGGATAAGCACGTCCTGTTGTCCCCGAGAAACTGTTGGTATGGCGCGACGTGCTGCTGAATGAGTTGTGAACAGCATCCCGACGTTATGAAATACCTGATGACTTCGAAACTACTACATTCTGTATGTTGACAGATACATCATCGAGGGAAGCCTGAGCCAGCATAATTGACTATTTATGATAATGTTGTGAGTACGATAAGCTACAACAGCGAGTATGCTTTCTCAAAAATCGTCGCGAATATACCTCATGCCACAGCGGTAACGGTAGAAGCGCCAGAAAACCGATGAGGTTCGATGGAGATGGTAAACCAACGAGTATGATCATCGACTGTCCCAGACATGGTACCGCGCCGCTCAGATTCGCTGTGTGCGGGTATCCTATACCACCAGGGATACCGTGCGCCTGCTTGCATTAATTCATTACAAGGCCATTGGACTCTTAACAATGAGAGCATGTCATAATGTATGCATATGGCGATAAGGGCATTGAAAATCACGTAAACAAATAATGTTTTGACAGGTGACGACGTGAGAATGTGTTTAGAGACCTACTCGTCTGACATGAATCTACGAGGGATAAAACGTTCTCGTGCTATCGTCGGAAAATATAGAAAAACATTTTCCGATTTGACTCATTTGTGCCGTCGTTATGGATGTAATGACGGTAAGTTTTGAACTCCACTCGTCCTTCGTTCGCGGCATCGCCGTGCAGCACCCGTTCCTTAATTCTTGCGCTGCCCAAGTTATAGTATAGCCTCGTCGTCAAGACCTGAAGTAACGGACAACCCACTTTGGGAATGACGGCAAATTCCTTGACGACGGCTCGCACTTTCATCTCCGTTTGGTTATGCATTCACTGCCGATGAGCGAGCTCGTCGTAGACAACCTAATCTCATAAGGCCGAGAATCGTCCCTGATAACGTGGGCGGTATCGAGAGCCGAGACCAAGAACGATCTGCTATTTGTGCTATGACGAGATTATGGAGCAGCTAATGTTCTTAACGCTTGTTTCTTATTCCACACTTGTAAATTTCAAGTGCGGGAATGATGGCTCAGAGTACGAAAGCGTAGAGAATGTTGCTGCAACAATGCATTCATCAGAAGGTAAAGTTGGACGCCGGCAGACATTGAGCAGTAGGATCTACGGATCTGTGCAAACAGCTTCCCACGGCAGATTGGCTGTCGTGCCTTGCGTCATGCAAGTTCTGGACCACGCCGTTGGCAGCAAAAAGCTTTACTCCCATTCAGCATCGGCGGATCAAACTCAGTCACGTGTCAACCTGTTATATTGTATACGTTGTACTGCAGTTCCTGGCTCTCACTGTCCAGCATTGGTCCAGCATATTCCGTTATCAGAATGGCGTTAGACTCGTGATGCTTACTAAGAATACTTTTGTGATTGCTGCATGTAGGTGTGGGCATTTAAATAAATCAACAACAGCCATGGGTATACGTTTATTTGCAAAGAGTACATAGTTACAAAAAGCGTTTTGCATTGAGAATACACATTGAAGAATATATAAGCATGGTGGCAACAAGTTCACGTTCACAACGCATGCCACGTTTGGAACATGATTCACGGATCGGACGCACCAGAGTCGCCATGCTTTGCGAGTTTCGTTATCAGTTCTTTATAAGCTTGTCCGTTTACATTTTTATGTAGCAGTAAGAGAAAGAACCAATCGCCAATATGGAGTTTGTTGTATAATTGCTGAATGTCATCAGCACTATTCATGGTACTCGTCAATCGAAACAAATAGAATCTGAACGAGGAGGAAAATATTGTTATTATCCGATAGACGATTACCAGAAGGCGAACGATAGCTACCAAATGCATCCACAACCACAAGAAACGGTAAATCTTCTCATTGAGCGGGTTGTGGGTGAGAAGACAAATTTTCATTAAGACATCAAGAAGCATGGTGGCGCCACAACCGTAAGATTGACAGTGAAACGTGGAATACGAAATTATTATGACGTCATGGCTTCAGACCGTATTTTCCGTATGTCTTTCACCGAGCGACAGATAATTTCATGGCTGTCATACCTTTTGAAACATGCCAATGCAATGCCTACATTCCCATAACCTAATCGTTGTTCGTCGAAGTAGTTCAGACAGAAATCTGTTGACCACAGCGGGTTCTAGTGGCACTGCCTGCCTCTTAGCAACTACAATGATTTATGATATTTTTCGTGAAGGTGACAGCATTTAGAGAAATAAACAAAAGCCATGGATGTTTATTATTGTATTGTATTGATACACTATGCTACATAAAAAATTGGATTTACACAATATGCATGTTATCTATATGTGTATTTCTATCTATCTATATGTGTAGTTACAATAATCTTTCTACATTGATAATAAGCAGTCGACATGTTGACGACAGATTTAATATTTGCAAAGACTGCTACGCGTGAGAAATGAATTTAGCAATCCACAACATAAGGTTTGAAATGCTGCGCCAAACGTGATATCAGCGCTTCATAAACCTGTGAGTTTACATTTTCATGAAGCAGCAGCAACAGAAACCACTCTCCAAACTGAAGTTTCTCGTATACTGCACGAATCTCATCGGCATTTTCACCGCAGCTCGTGAATCGCAGCAAATAGAATCGGAGAGGAGGATAGAGGATTGTTACTATCCGATATATCATGTCGAGTACAGAGACGACAGCAACGAAATGCATCCAGAACCACAAAAAACAGTAGATTTTTTCATTGAGCGGGTTGTGTGTGAGGATGCAAATACCTTCAGATTTTTCTCTGAGACCTGTCAGGCCATATTTCTCGAACGTACATATAGTCCGCGTAGGAAATAATTGACCAATACGTTTCTCCATGTCTTCACGGTTCATCAACAAAACATGAATTCCATAGAATTGGTAACCGTCGCCAATGAATCGATTCATGAAAACTATCTGTCCTGCTATGTTGATGAGATTCAGCAATTCACATATCAAATGTTTATAGGCGTAAGCATTGTGGGTTTTCCGATTCTTGAAAAAATATTCTGACAAACCTTCTACCCCCTTTTCTACAGCATCCTTATCGAGAATCGGGAAAATAATCTTACTGGTCAATGCTTGTAATCTTCCCCCTTCCCATACCTTCCATATATAATGCGGCGTATAGAAGAACACCGCCTGCAGGAACAATGTGAGAGAGACCCAAGAGTAGTATGTGTAGTACCTCACCCGATTACCCTTTGTGTCTTCTTCGCCCTCTCCATCATTGGCAGTTTGTTCTCGAACAAATGTATCTTGAGCGGAACAATAGTTATTCAGCTCACCGTTTTTGTATTCTGCAAACTGGCAATCAATAGTCTCCCCGAAGTATTGCTGCGATGCTCCCACAATGGAGAACGCTATGAGAAACGTCACTGTGAACTTATAATGAAGGCAGAAGACCGTGTTGTGGAGTTGTACCGACCGTGGCTTCAGGAGGCCACGGAGAGCTTTTAGGAGGTGCAGCATCTTGACGGATTAGATGCCAACTGATCAATAATTCCGATCAGACACGCATTTTATAGAGAAGTCGTAAAAATGCATCCAATATATGTTGCTATCCAGATCTAGATTCATACATTCCATATTAATAACCAGCACTAAATCTAATGCTCTTAGTGCCTGGAGATGGACCAAAATCAATAAAATCCGGTAATAAAAACTGTATGGATCGGAATTGGAATTTGAAAACAGATCTTACCCACCAGCGATAAGATCCATATGAATAACATATAATAATGAAAAATATCTGGACCAAAAGTTATATGAATCACCACGATGAAACTTCCAGTGTATCCAGAGTCCAGTCTGGACAACTGGTCCGAACCAATGGCACCAGTGATCATGCGGGGACACCTATATTAGTTTATGTCCAGTGGTACTGTATCAGAACCTAGGAATGAAACAGTATATGCCATTGTTCAAAGACTGCAGTTGCATAGCTACTGGGGAAGTCCATTGAGGCTAGTTCGTTTCTGATGTGAGTCAGTAACATACAACTCGCATCAGCTCTACAGAAAACCAATTATTGTGGGTTGACATGGAATTCTTGCCCGTAGCGATGTAGATGCTCTTGCACCTAAGTAAGTCACGGCATAGCAGGACGTGCTGCTAAATGAGTTCTGGACAGTACCCCGCGGCTGTACAATACCTGATGGCAAGACTGCCACATTTTGTATGTCAACAGGAACATCACCGTGGGAAGCCTGAGCCAGCATAATTCACTGGTTCTGATAATATCAACAGCTACAAACAGCGTACGTGCCTTTCCGAACATTCTCGCAAATACACCCGGCGCTAGCGGTAGAGACGTTAGAAAATCGACAAGCTTCAACAAAGATAGTAGACCAGCGAGTATAATCATCAACTGTCCCAGACTTGGTACTGCGCAGCTCAGAGATTCACTGCGTGCAGGCGTGCTGCGCGATCAGGAATATCGTGCACTTGCTAACATCAATTTAGTAGACTACCGTGGCGTTCTTAACGATGAACATATTTCATCATTTTTGCATATAAGGTTAGGGACATTGGAGGAATAAAGAAAACCATGGATATATTAGTGTTTATTTATATAAATACATATATATAACATGAAGGTACAGTCAGTGTTTCACATTGATAATTAGCACTTGACATACCCTGACAATTCGACGTTCGCAATGCAGACGGTGCATGGAACTTGGGTTCACACTTCAGTAACTTTAGAAGGACTCTGTGCAAGTTCCGATATCAGGTTCATGTAAACCTCTTGGTTCACATTTTTCTGAAGCAGTATCAGGATGAACCAATCCCCAATTTGAAGTTTGTTGAATGCTGCACGGACGTCATCCGCTCTGTTCATGGTAGTCATGAATTGGAATACGTGCAATCTAAAGGAGGAGGAGAATAATGTTATTCCGCGGTACACGGTTGCCAGAATACTAATGACAGCAACAGAATACATCCAGAACCAAAGAAAACCATAGATCTTTTCATTGAGCGGGTTGTGGGTGAGGAGGCATATTCCTTCAAGTTTCTCCTTGATACCCGTCAAGCTATATTTTTCAAATGTACATATAGTGCTGATTGGAAATAGCTCTCCGATACCATTATACTTGTCCTCGTCTTTGGAAAATATAACATCAATTCCGTATGATTGAAAGCCTTCGCCTATGAATTGATTCAGGAAAATTATCTGGCATTCTATGTTGATCAGATTTAGCAGCTCACAAAAGAAATATCTGTATGCGTAGAAGTTGTGTGTATGAAGATGCATGGTAAAATATTGTGACAGACGTTCCGTCTCCTTTTTAATGCGATCCTGGCTTAAAATCGGGCTATTAATTTCGGCGGCCAATAATTTTACTCTTCCTCCTTCCCAGGCTTTCCACATGTAACGAGGAATGTAAAAAAACACTGCCTGAACGAACAGGGCGATAAACACCCACGAGTAGTACCTGCAGTACCGTACGTGCTCTTCCTCCGTCTGTCTCGAAACTTCAGGATCGAAAGTAACTCGATTCCCTCCACGCGTGCCAGCTCGCTCTCTAACGAAAGTTGCTTGAACGTAACAATAGTTGTTCAGTTCACCATTAGGGTATTCCGGGAATTCACAGTCAATAGGATCACCAAAATATTGCCTTGAAGCAACTAGCACAGAAAACGCGATTAAAAACATAACCGTCAACTTATAGTGCACATAAAAGAAGATGTTGTCGATGTGCACTGACTGCGGTTTCACTAAGCCGCGAAGAGCTCTCATTAGGTTGAGCATGTTGAGATGCTCAACGAACACTGACTATTTTTCTCGGATCGTTCTAAGCAAATCGACAAACGACAATAAAGAAAGATCATAACAACTCCATTAAATTAGAAAAATGAGACTTGTGAAATTGTTTATGAACCATTTTCAGTCTCCCGTGATTAATAAATTACTGAGATCAAAAGTGAACCATTCTAATAGTTGATAGTTGTGTTGATAGCGTTGCGCATGAAAAGAATCGAATTAAAGGAAATTCAAACACATAATTGTCAGTTGACGACGTGTGAATTTATTTGGGAATCTACTTGTGCGAAATAATTCTGGAGGTTAAACAATCTCACGGTCCGGTCTGAAAATATTGAAATACATTTTCCGCCTTGACTCATTTATGACGTCACGATGACGGTAATGGTTACATGAGATGATTTCAACTTCTCTCAATAATATTTTGATAATTTAGTGACAAGATTCGACGATGGACCCAATGGAAATGATGGACACGTTGTGAACTCCACTCGTCCTTCGTTCGCGGCATCGCCGTGCAGCACCCGTTCCTTAATTCTTGCGCTGCCCAAGTTATAGTATAGCCTCGTCGTCAAGACCTGAAGTAACGGACAACCCACTTTGGGAATGACGGCAAATTGCTTGACGACGGCTCGCACTTTCATCTCCGTTCGGTTATGCATTCACTGCCGATGAGCGAGCTCATCTTAGACAACCTAATCTCATAAGGCCGAGAATCGTCCCTGATAACGTGGGCGCTATCGCGAGCCGAGTCCAAGAACGATCTGCTATTTGTGCTATGACGAGATTATGGAGCAGCTAATGTTCTTAACGCTTGTTTCTTATTCCACACTTGTAAATTTCAAGTGCGGGAATGATGGCTTAGAGTACGAAAGCGTAGAGAATATTGCTGCAACAATGCATTCATCAGAAGGTAAAGTTGGACGCCGGCAGACATTGAGCAGTAGGATCTACGGATCTGTGTAAACAGCCTCAGACGGCAGACTTGCTGTCGTGCCTTGCGTCATGTAAGTTATGGAGCACGCCGTTGGCAGAAAAAAGCTTTACTCCCATTCAGCATCGGCGGATCAAACTCAGTCACGTTACAAACCTATTATATTGTACTTTGTACTGCAGTTCTTGGCTCTCACTGTCCAGCATTGGGTGTTTCAGCTGCGCTACTACGTGGCTCTGCGGTTCGCTGTGTGCTAGCGTGCTGTTGCGCCATGCACTTGATTGTACTCCGTTATCAGAATGGCGTTAGACTCGTGATACTTACTAAGAAAACTTTTGTGATTGCTGCATGCAGGTGTGGGCATTTAGAGAAATCAACAACAGCCATGAGTATACGTTTATTTGCAAACAGTACATAGTTACAAAAAGCGTTATACATTAATAATGAGCACTCGACATGTTGACGACAGAATTAATATGTGCAACAACTACCACGCGTGAGAAACAAATTTACCAATCAGAAACATCAGGGTAGGAAGCCAGACGTAACAGCAGCGCTTTAAATACTTGTGCGTTCACATTTTTTTCAAGCAGTAGCAGCAGGAACCAATCTCCAATCTGAAGTTTCTTGTATGCTGCTTGAGTCATATCAGCATCGTCAATGTGGCTGAATAATCGGAGAATATGCAATCGGTAGGAAGAACTCGACAATGTTGCTATCCGATATAGGAGGCTAAGTAGAGTCATAAGTGCTACAAAGTGCATCCAGAACCACAAAAAACCGTAGATTTTTTCATTGAGCGGATTGTGCGTGAGGAGGCAAATCCCTTCAAGGATATCATTGCGACCAGTCAGGCTATATTTCTCATACGTACATATAGTTTTCATTGGGAATAATTGACCAATAAGTTTCTCCACATCATCATGATTCATAGAGAGAATATAAATTCCATAAAATTGGAAGCCTTCGCCAATAAATCGATTCATGAAAAATATCTGTCCCACTATGTTGATCATATTCAACAATTCGCACACGAAATATTTATAGAAGTAACCGTTGTGGGTATGTAAGTTATTGAAAAAGTATTTTGATAAACGTTGTGCCTCCTTTACTACGACATCCTCATCGAGAGTCAGACAACCAATCTCATGGGACAATGCTTTTACTCTTCCGCTTTCCCACGCCTTCCACAAATAATGTGGTACGTAGAAGAACACTGCCTGCAGGAACAAAGTGAGAAAGACCCAGGAGTAGTAGCCGTAGTACCTCACCGTCTCTGTGGGTTTTCCGCCGACTTCCGCATCCTTCGTATTTTGTTCTCGAACGAACGTTGCTTTCACGAAACAATAATTATTCAGCTTACCATTTTCGTATTCGTCAAACTCGCACTCTATAGGCTCCCCGAAGTATTGGCGCGAAGCAACCAAAATGGAAAATGCAAGGAGAAACAGCACTGTGAATTTATAATGGAAGCAAAAGAAGATATTGTCAATGTGTGTCGATCTCGGTTTCACGAGGCCGCGGAGGGCGCTCATTAGGTGAAGCATCTTGGGGGCCTGGACGCGGACTAACTAGT